TGGTCAATCGTGGCTTTGCTAACTTTGAAGATACTATCTTGCATGCCAATGAAATGAATCAACGTGCCCATATGTTTAATGGTGCTCAATTTGATTATTACTTTAGTGCCTTACGCAAACGCAAGCGGTTTTCAAAATGGCACAAAGCAGAAAAAAGTAAAGACCTTGACGCAATTCAGCAGGTCTATCAATGTAATCGTACCGTGGCAAAGATGTACCTAAAAGCTTTGTCTGCGGATCAATTGAAACAAGTGCATAGTAAGCTATTTACCGGTGGTTAAATTCAGAAAATGATAAATATTCTGATGGTCATGGTGGACAACAGCATGAAAAATAATAACTATAATAAAAGGTGCTGCTTATTATGCAAACTGAAGATATTTTTAAAGGAGTCGGAGTGGAAATTAGACTTCCAACGCCGGATAGTTTTTTAAAGGTCAAAGAGACCCTGACTCGTATTGGTATTTCTTCACGTAAGGAAAAGAAGTTATATCAATCTTGTCACATTCTCCACAAACAAGGTAAGTACTCAATTCTACACTTTAAAGAATTGTTTATTCTTGACGGCAAAAACAATACATTTACAGATGAAGATCGAGCACGTCGCAATACGATTGTGAACCTGCTTGAAGAATGGGATTTGATTGAAATCGTTGATCCTGCTAAATCGCAAGATCCGGTTGCTCCTCTTAATCAAATTAAAATCCTATCTCACAAAGAAAAAGATCAATGGATTTTGGAGGCCAAATATAATATTGGGAAAAAGTGATTATTATGAATGTATATAAAGTGAATGAAAAGGCTGAGATCCCCGCCTACGCAACTCAAGGATCTGCTTGTTTTGATATTAAAGCATGTATTACCAAAGGTCAATACCTAAAATCATATAATTCTTGGAACAGAGAACAACCTATTGTTGTGAAAGGCGTTGGGACAAATCCTGACGCATTTCAATTACCTCCTGGGATTCGCGTTTTGGTTCCGACAGGATTAATCTTTGACATACCCGAGAATAACGTTTTAAAAATGTTTATTCGTTCGAGTGTTGCATTGAAGAAAGGTCTTGTAATGGCAAACGGCACTGGCATTATTGATTCCGATTACGTTGAAGAATCATATATGATGTTACAGAACGTCACTGACAGCTTAGTTACAATTGAAAATGGCGACCGCTTAGTACAATGCATGTTGGTTCCTGTAGAACAACACGAGCTTGTAGAAACTACAGATCGCCCAGAGCAAAAAACAGACCGTAACGGTGGTTTTGGCTCAACTGGTTAATTTTTTATTGACACAATCATAGTATTGTGTTATAAATAATAATGGGAATGCCAAACGGGTTCCCATTTTTAAAATCTTGCTTAAACAAAAGGAGATAGCAAAATGAATGCACGCAGAATTACTGCCAACCTATTAAATGACCCTTTCTTTATTGGTTTCGATCGCGTATTGGATCGTATGCACCAACAAACTCCGGGTCAAACAAATTACCCTCCATATAACATCGTAAAAGTTGATGACGACAATTATCATATTGAGATTGCGGTCGCAGGTTTTGGACGTGATGAATTGGATGTTGAATTGAAAGACGGCGTTCTTTCAGTGGAAGGTAAGAAAGAAGACAAAGAGACAGAAGGAAGTTATCTACATCGTGGAATTTCCGCTCGTCAATTCCGTCGTACCTTTACACTCTCAGACACAATTGTAGTTCGTGGCGCCGAGTTCGTTGACGGCATTCTTACAATTGAACTTGAGAACGTTATTCCTGAAGAAAAGAAACCGCGTAAGATCGCCATTGGTGGTTCTTCCGAGCCTGAACTTCTAACGGAATAAATAAAAAGCTAGGAGGGTGAAAGCCCCTCCACTTTAGAAAGAGCTTAAATGAATATTTGTAACCCACACATACACAGGAGACTAATTATGTCAAATAAAAACCCATTCGAAATTCGTTCAGAAATGTTACAACTTGCAAAAGAGTATATGGATCAGCAATATCACATGAACGTGTCATTTGCTGAAAAAATGATGGAGCAAGGTAAGATGCAAATGGAAGAATTTCAAAAAGTTACAGAAATGTATTCTGTTGAAGATATGATGGCAAAAGCCAAAGAAATGTATTCATTCGTTTCTGATAAAGGCGACAAATAATATTACTGGACAGACCCGGGAACATTAACACTACCCATCCCGGGTCTTGTTCCACTTCCTTCTCCGCCGTATTGTATAACAGCAGCATCGCTACTGTTTTGAACCGTATCCCCGCCTTGTACTACATTATTTGTAACGCGATTATCGTTATAGGTTCCACCGCCG